TATGGTGCAGGTGTAGGGCGAATCGCAGAGACCCTAAACTGCGCAATAGATGAGGCAACTCGTATCAAAGCAACATACCTTGAGGCATTGCCTGAAATCAAGGCCCTTCAAGCTGACGTGCAAAGTCGTGGCCGCGCGAATCGCCCTATAATGACACTCGGTGGCCGGATGTACTACGTAGAGACCGCCAAGTTCATGGAAGGTCGCGTCCGGACCTTTGAATACAAGCTTACCAACTATTTGATTCAAGGTTCAGCTGCGGATCAAACTAAGCAGGCAATGGCATGGTACTGCGAGAACACAAAGCACGGCCGCTTGCTAATCTCCGTGCATGACGAGCTTGTGATTGAGTGCCCTGTGGAGTATCAGGACGAAGAGTCTGATCTACTCAATCAAGCAATGACCAACGCATTTGGCGACACTCTTGACTACCACATCATCTCAACCGAGGCACGTGGATATAACTTTGGAGCATTGTAATGACTAAGTTCAAAGATGCAATTGGCTTCAGTAAGCTTGACACCTACCGCACTTGCCCACGCAAGTTCAAGTACCAATTCCTCGACAAGCTCCCGCAACCTGGGTCACCGGCAATGGACCGTGGTAGCAAGCTGCATGATAGTTGCGAGGCTTACCTCCGCGGCTGGATCACTGTCTTGCCTGAGGAGCTGACTCAGTGGAAGGACGCGTTTGATGACCTCCGTGCAATGAAGTGTAAGACCGAGCAGTCGTGGGGGTTTGATAGGGAGTGGAATCCACTACCTGATTGGTTTCAGCCAACGACATGGCTCCGGGCGAAGTCCGATGCCCATTTCATTGCTGATGGAGTACTGACCATCATCGACTTCAAGTCAGGCAAGTACCGTGTTCCCTCCACAGAGCAGATCGAGCTCTATGCCATCTGTGGCAGCGCGATCTACCCTGAGATCGAGGACGTTGTGACTGCCTTCTGGTACTTGGATACCATGCAGGTCTATGACAAACGCTACACCAAAGAGCATCTGCTCAAGCTGCGGAAGAAGTATGAGATGTACTTCGCGCCGATCTTCCAAGATGAAGTGTGGAAGCCTGAGCCATCAAGGGAGTGTAAGTGGTGCACGTATTCTAATAGCAAACCAGGAGGTCCGTGTGACTTCTGAAGCCAGTATCGAGCAGGCATCCAGAATGTGGCTCGAGGGATGTAAAGGCAAGCTTATAAAGATACAAGGCTTCACAGGCTGGCCCGATCGTATTGCACTACTACCCAATGGGCGTCACTTCTTTGTTGAGTTCAAGAAACCAGGCGGGCAACTATCGTTGCTCCAACGGCACATACTCCGCAGCCTTCGTGATATGCACCACGAGGCATTTGAGGTGGACAACATCACCTTGTTCAAGAGGTTAGTCAATGAGCGAATCTGAACTATTCCTACCGCCTGAATGGAAGCCGCATGACTACCAAGTCCGCGGGGTGGAGTGGCTGCTCACACATCCTGAGGGTGCGCTGTTCCTTGTACCGGGTATGGGGAAGACGTCTATCACCTTATCCGCCATACTGAAGCTCAAGGAGATGGGGTATCCTGCAAGGGCCCTAGTCCTCGCACCACTACGGGTCGCGCAAGCCACTTGGAGAGCCGAAGCAAGGAAATGGCTACAGTTCTCTAACCTCCGCATTGGGCTTGCACACGGCCCTGACAAGGCAGAGATACTTGCGAATCCGCGTTATGATGTCGTGCTCCTCAACTACGATGGGTTGGACTGGGCCTGCAAGCAGATGGCACAAGAACATACGTTCCAGATACTCGTGGCTGACGAGTTGACCAAGCTCAAGCACACCAATACCAAACGCTTCAAGTCTCTGAAGGCATTGCTCCCCACATTTCAGTTCCGTTGGGGGCTAACCGGTACGCCAGCAGCTAATGGCTTGCTCGACCTCTTTGGGCAAGTGTATGTACTGGACCTTGGTTACCGTCTTGGTCGGTTCATTACCCATTATAGGCTGAAGTACTTCCACCAAACCCCATATGACAAGTGGACATGGCATATCTCCCCACGAGCTGCTGCGCAGATTCATGGGAAAGTGGCTGACTTGGCTATGTACATCAATCCTGATGAGGTGCTGAAGCTACCGCCAATCTCGCATATCCAACTGCCTGTACAATTGACCGATGCCCTGCTTAGACAATACCGTCAGCTAGAGACTATAGCCATTATGGAGCTAGCAGGCAAGACCCTCACTGCAGCTAATGCAGCCGTTTTAACTGGGAAACTGCGGCAATTCGCAAGTGGAGCCATCTACGTAGATGGCGAGGACGGTCGTATAGCTGAAGAGATACACACTCTAAAGCTAGACGCGCTGGACGACCTCATAGAGGAGCTGGCAGGCGAGCCATTGCTCCTAGCCTACAACTACACCCACGAGCTAAACCGCGTGCTGGAGCGGCATCCAGGTGCACTCGTCATTCGTGGAGGGATGTCAGGTGTCGCATTGGACAAAGTACTAGCTGCATGGAACGACGGCACCACACCACTACTTTGTGCTCAGTCCGACGCGATCGCGCACGGATTGAACTTACAAACTGGAGGCAGCGCTGTGTGTTGGTTCTCACAGACCTACAACCTGGAGGTGTATAGCCAGCTGATTGCTCGGGTCTACCGCCAAGGTCAGACAAGTCATGTGCGCATTTACCACCTTATCGCTGAGAAGACAATAGACCAGCTAATACAAATGATACTGGGTGGCAAGGACCTAACCCAAAGCGCCTTGTTTGCGGCACTGTATGACGGGCTTGTTGGGGTAGACTTTATAGGGCAACTGCAAGATAAGGCACTAGCCAATCTCACTAAATTGTAACAAAATGTAACAGTTTACACGTGGGCACAAATTTGCGCTATAATGATCTCATGCTAAAATTTTATCGAGACCACGCTGGTCACATTGCCTGTGTGTACTACCGGGAACAAAATCAAGTCCGAGGCATTACGTCTGCCGCCTCGGGCCTCAAGTGTTTCACCATGTCGGAAAGTGCCTTTATGCGGTTATACACGCACCCCGTCAAGGTGGATACAAGCAAAGCTGTGCTACCATGGTACGGCCGAGCACTCAAGAAGCGTGGGAATGACCTGCGCGCCCTCAATGTTCTAAAGGAGTTCATAATGGAAAACGCAAACATGGAAGAGATGACGATGGACGAGATCATTGCCCAGCACAACAGTCTGGCTACTGAACTGGGTCGCCCGACTGTCGGCACCTTCAAGTCCCTGAAGGCTGCACGTGCCGCCCTGGTCAAGCTGCAAACCCCAGCCGAAGCCAAGTCACCGACCAATACCGGCAGCGAAACCCGCGGCCCGGTGCAAGGCATTGGTGTGTTCGCCAAGGCCCTGATCGTCGAAGGCAAGTCCAACAAGGAAGTTCTCGAGGCTGTTCTCAAGACCTACCCCACTGCCAAGACCACCACCTCGTGCATTGCCTACTACCGCAGCAAGCTGGTTCTCGCGGGCAAGTTGCCGCGTTCGGCCCGTGGCGAGGCGAAAGCCGCTGCCATGGCCGGCGGAGCTCCTGAAGCCGTCACAGCCTAAGCATTACCCGGGGGCGCTGCAATGCCCCCACCTTTAACTAAGGAGTATACCGTATGCAAACCAATGTTACGGAAGTCTTGAAAGAGCGGCAAGGCACACACGGGGACTTCGCTGAAAATGCGAAGTGCTCGCAAGCGCTCAAAGCTGAACTTTACAACTATGGTGAGCAGCTGATGCCGCCCATCGCACGGGAAGCACTCGACAACATCTGTCAAAAGATGTCCCGTATTATCACAGGCAATTGGCAGCATGCCGACTCGTGGGTAGACATCGCCGGTTACGCCACCCTTGTTGCCGAGTACTTGGAGAAGCAAGATGGCCAGAGTTGACGTTACCTACAACCGTCTTGTCAACTTCGTACTTCTCAACGGCGAGCCGCGTGAGTCCCGTGCAGGTAAGACCATTGGGGTCTTTGGCGCGGGCATCACCGTCCCCATGAGCGATACTGAGTTCCCACTGCTTACCACTCGCAAGATCTTTACTAAAGGTATTGTAGGAGAGTTGGCTGCGTTCCTTACAGGCAGCACCATGTTGAAGACCTTCAAGGATTTCGGCTGTAACTACTGGGATGCTAACGCGGCTGCATGGAGCAGGAACGTTGGCAAGCCTGTTGAAGAGCATCGTGTTGGGCGTATCTACGGCGCGGCGTGGCGTTCGTGGGCAGGACGTATTGACCAGCTGCGGGCTTTGGTTAATGGCATCAAGGCTGATCCCAATGGCAGGCGGCATCTGCTTACCACGTACGACCCAGCAGACAAGGACAACCAGTGTCTTCCCCCATGTCACCTGCTTGCTCAGTTCTATGTCCTCCATCGCCGGCTTCATTGCTTGGTGTATATGCGATCGGTAGACCTTGCTCTAGGCTTACCAAGCGACCTCGTACTGTACGGGTTACTGCAAACCTTAATTGCCCAGGAGTGCGACTTGGGCCTCGGCACTTTGCAGTTCTCATTTGGTGATTGCCATATCTATGAGAACCATATAGCTTTGCTGGAGAAGCAGATGACTCGGCCTACTAACCGACAGTCTGCCCGTATAGTGCTTAATGCTCGCACAGACCTTTTCGATTTCAAACCTTCTGACGTGGAGATTCTCAACTATGAACCCGACACAGCCATCGCTTACCCGTTCAATGTTTGACGACGTGGGGGTGTTTCATACACAAGTCCTGAATCAGCCTCTGCGTTATCCACAGCTCCTAAGCCTTGAGCAAGTGGTTGCACGGCGCCTTTTCATGCAGGAGGAGCTGAATGAATTCGTGGAGTGCGCTAGCATGGACGACATGGTGGGCATGGCTGATGCCCTTGCAGACCTCATCTACGTAGCACTTGGTACTGCGTACCTCATGGGCCTGCCGTTCCATATCATCTGGGCTGCGGTGCAGAAGGCGAACATGACCAAGGTGCCCGGCATGACCAAGCGTAGCATGGCAAACGACGCTATGAAGCCAGACGGTTGGGTGGGACCTGAAGCTGAAATCAGGGAGGCCATCCGTGTCGCGGCCAGACCTTGATACAGTCATGATGGAGTGTGCAATCTCACTCTCTCATCGTGCGACCTGCATGAAGCGGTCTGTGGGGTGTGTGCTCACAGATGCACGCGGGCATATACTCTCCACGGGGTACAATGGGGTGGCAGCCGGTCTGCCCCATTGTATTGACCGTGGCTGCGGTGGGGAACTGTCTCCGGTGGATAGTGATACGTGCCAAGCCGTGCATGCCGAGATAAACGCCTTGATCCGGTGCAAGGACATTGATGCGATGCATACCTGCTACACCACCACCTTTCCTTGTAATAATTGCATGAAGACGCTGCTCAATACCAACTGCGCAACCATAGTCTACATGCAGGATCATTCAAGCGGTGAGATGGCACGAGCTAGGTGGCTAGCAGCCGGTCGGTCCGTGAAAATGATCGAAAACGACTGAAACCCGTGTATTTTCGGTCGCGTTTAAGCACCTAAAGCGACGTTTAAAAGATCGCGTCGATACGCAACGTTAAGCCGAAATACTCGAGTCTACATCGCTCCCCTATATAAAGGACTAGATATAATGTTCAGACCAATGCTAGCAGGTGAAGCAGACCTAGACCGTCTGCAATTCCCTGTATTCGCCTCCATTAAGCTCGATGGAGTTCGTGCCATCGTACTCCAAGGCGTGGTGTACTCCCGCAATAACAAGCCAATTCCTAATCGCTATGTGCAGGCAAAATTCAAGCACCTAGAATACTACGATGGGGAGCTGATTCTTGGCGACCCAGCTGACAAGCTTTGCTATAACAAGACTGTCTCAGCCGTCATGTCCCAAAGCGCACCGGAAGGTGCTAACGTCGTCTTCCATGTATTCGACCATCTGGCTAGCATGTTCGCCCCCTATAACTTGCGCTATGCTAGACTAGATGAAAGCCTGGGTGTGGAGGTGCTATGGCAACACCATGTCTCCTCCCTTGAGCATCTGCTTGCCATTGAGACGACAGTGCTCGGCGGAGGTCATGAGGGGTTAATCGTGCGAAGTATTGATGGCCCGTACAAACAAGGCCGCAGCACTACCCGCGAAGGCTACTTGTTAAAGCTCAAGCGGTTCAAGGATGCAGAATTTGAAGTGGTCGGGTTCGAGGAGCGCATGCACAATTCGAACGAGGCTACTGTCAACGAACTCGGCAGAACGAGCCGTAGCTCGCACCAAGCCAATATGCTCCCCCGCGGTGACCTCGGAGCACTGATTTGCAAGTATGGGGGCACCACTTTCAATGTTGGCACCGGGTTCGACGACGCTACGCGTAAAAAGATATGGGATAGACGCGAGGGATATATCGGTCGTATGGCTAAGGTTAAGTACTTCGCAGTTGGTATGAAGGACTTACCACGGCACCCTGTGTTTCTTGGTTTTCGTAAAGGAGATTGAAGATGATTAACACGAAGCTTAACAGTTAGAGGATTTTGAAAACTTGAAGCCGTATAACGTAGAGCTAACCGGCTCGTCGGCCTTATCTGCGAGTCCGTATGGACTGCCGGGTTAGGTTTCTATGCCGATCATTTGGAAAAATAACGCACCAACCTGCTGTGACCTGGTGGTGACGGGGCGCGGGTATTGTGTCCTGTGCTACCAACAATACAACCCAAGGGCACTCTACGATGACTTTCTTGAGCGTAAAAAAGAACAGATGGATGCGATGCGTGTTGTGCAACCTAACGTAGAAGTAACCGGCTCGCCGGCCTTATCGGCGAGTCCGCGTGGACTGCCGGGTTATGCATCTGCAACTTACGGAGAGAAACCATGAGTAATTATTTAAGAACCTATAACGACCACACGCGACACTTGAGTGACACTCAACTGCGCGAGGCAGAGCGCCGAGCAAATGAACAGGACACCAACTTTTCTCGAAACGAAGGGAACGGACAGGGGGATTGGGAAACGTTCTTTAGCCGTGAGGTGCGAAGAATGAGGTTTGAACGTGAGGCATAACGTAGAGCTAACCGGCGCGGAGCCGAAGGCGGAGCGTCCATGTTGAGCGCCGGGTTATGCCCCTACTGCGGCAAGAAAACGAAGATGGTTGGCGGGCTGGCGATCTACCCGCACCGGCCAGACTTGCGCGAGAAAAAGTTTTACCAGTGCGCGCCGTGCGATGCCTATGTGGGCTGCCACCCAGGAACGGAGAACGCACTCGGG